TAACCTGCTTGTCTACAACACTTTTGCCTTTGGCAAACGCTGTAGTAGCGTTCGCAGAAAACCGGCTTTCGGATAAAGCCGAAAAGTTATCTGCAGCAGCAACACTATCGGGCAATCGAAAATTATACTTGCTGCGAGTGTCTGCTAAAAAAGATTGAAAAGCGGTGGGTGCGGCTGCTGCAGCATCCTGCTGCTCTTGACCGACAAGAGAGTTGATCCGAGCATCTTCTGCAAGCTGATACGTTTTAACTTCAGTTTCAAATTTTGTCAGTTCAGTGCTGTCGTCTGCTGCAACCTCTTTACGCAGATCAGTTGAAAAAGCTCCTAAATCTTTAGCTACCTGCCCTAGAGCGCGAGCTTGTCCGGCTCCAAACACGTCGGCGTCGGGGTTTAGGTTTTGAAACGGTGTCGGAGTAAACTGTGACTGTACTGTGCCTACGGCCTGTCCGCGCTCTGTTGGTGTTGGTATTCTAGCCATTATGTTTTAAACCACCCCGCATCTTTGCCCGCGCTGTACACGCTGCCTGCGCTACTTAATAGAGAGCCTGCCGCAGCAAACATAGGCTTTTCTTGGGCTGCTTTAAGAGATGCCAAACCAGCCTCTGCTTGGAAGTTTACGCCCTGCACTTCTGCCGCCCGAACCTGCTGCGCGTAGCGATCCTTTAGCTTCAGAATGTCGTACTCACCTTCAGAAGCAAGGTCTGCTTGCAGCAAAGATCCGGTAGCGTCAACAGTGTCGTCTACTAGCAGACCGTTAGCAGCTAGGCGCGCCCGAGCCGAACTTTGGGTTCGTGCTAGGCGCTCTCGCTGTTCATCTTCGGCAATTGATCCGTATTGCTGCAGCCGCTCCGCATTCTGCTGAGCAATAATAGTGTTGTTATTTGCTACTTGAGCTTGGTAATTTGACTGCGCCCTAGCAGCCTGCGATTGCTGCATTGCACCGATTGCACCCGTTGCCGCTGAAGCTACTGCCGCTACTGCTGATATTGTTGTTGCTGCGGCCATTAGGCAACCTCCTTCATAAGCAGAGACCCGACATCAGCATAACCAGACCGCTGGAAAAATTTAGCTGCCCTATCGTTATCAATGCGTGCGCTAATCTCCAATTTACAATAGTCCGCCCCCTGATCTTTAGCCCAAGAACTAAATAGTTTAGACAGGCGCGCCATGCTAATCCCGCCCCGATAATCTGGGTGGGAATAAATAAATAGGTCACTGGCAAATCGGACATCCATAAATGGATGGTCTGCGGCTTCGCCAATAAACACGGAGACAAGTTTACTGCCTTGAAACACGCCCTTAGCAAAAACAGTGTCTGCAGACACTATCTCTGACAGAATAAACCGCGCTCGCGGCTCGTGCATACGAAAGCCTGCAAAGCCTGTCTCAGCGGACATAATGTGGCCCAGCCCTATAAGCTGATCTACATCAAGAGGCGTCAGGTCTCGGATCATTAGTTGCCTCCGACTACTACGTCGGGAATTAAGGCGAGAAGGTTCATCGGTAGAGGATCGCGCTGCTGCACAATAACATACCCGTCCTTGTTCCAACTTGGCGACATGGTCACGCCCTTGTCACCCGTCACCCACTCCGGGGGCTGCCCGTACTTTGCCGACAGCCCATATTTAATTTCGCGCATATGATCACGATCAGGCCCGTAAAAGCCGCCTAGTGTAGTCTCAAACCGCATACTAAGGCGACCGATCTTCTTGTCTCTGCCCTGTATGCTGTCGCCGACATTTCCGTTGTCTATGCGAAGAGATTGAACTTCGGATGTATATGGCAAGCCAATGTGAACTCTGCTAGCGGCGCTAGGAAGTGTCACCGCCCCACTTGAGACAGTTAGATCGCGTATAACGTATCCGTTAGCCAAAGCAACTACGGACTGACCCTCTAAATGCCAAAGGTTACTTAGTGTAGTTACAGCCTTACGAACAACGCCACTAGAGCTATACACCTTAAAGGCACTGCCGTTGACATTAGCGCCGTTATTTTGGAGTTGAAAAGTGTTAGTTGTAACGCCTGCTACCGTGTACCCGGTTCCCTCAATTTCCGTGTCGTAAGACCACCCCCGAGTAGCGTCGCTGTCCACAACCTTAATACCTGTTATGTCAACAACGTCTCCGTTGCTGAAACCGTGGGAGGCAGCAGTAACGACAACTGGATTAGCGTTAGTGAAACCTGTAATTGCTACAGGGCTGTCTAGTGTTAACCCACTATCCACGAAGTAGCTGTCTTGCACGTCCGATATGTCTCGGGTCCGCATACGTTCAACGTATTTAACAGTAGCGCCGCCAATAATCCGATCTACAACGTAATAGGTAAAGTCGTCGTCCCCTTCGCGGATTGCAGCGGCAGATTTAAAATCCCCCTTTGTCGTATGCCTGTGCCAACCGAACACATTCTGCTCGCGTGAATACGTCATACCAAGAAGTATACCGTCGTCGCGCACGCACCAGATTATGCTGTGTGGTGCCTGAGCGTATGTCCAGTCTACGATGGAATTGTTATCAAACAAGTGGCGAGCTAAGACCGACAGGTCGTTGCCGGTGTAGCTGTCGGTCTCGAATTTGTATCCTAGATCGCGGACGGCCTGACCCGGCTGCATGTAGATGACGATGTCACCAGCGACGATTGGGGGAAGCTCGGTTGATCCGTAGTATGACTGGGGCTTGATCTGGATACCGGAAGGGGTAATGACGCCGTCTACGCCCTGCACCAACCATTCGCCACCAGATGTTAGAACTACAAGATCAGACAAGGAAACGTAGTGGCGTATCTCGTTCACCTGCCTACTTGCAAGGGTTACTGTTATAGCGTCGTCATCTCGCGTCGGACTGGAAACAGACAGGTTTGTAAAGTGCGCTGTTTGCGTCATCCATATACGCTGCGTGTAAATATCGCTATTCCCAAACAGCTTGCGCTGCTCGTGATAACCTACTGTGGAAGGAAAGTTGCCTGTCCCTACAAACGGGTTGCGTGTGCGCGGAGGAGTGTCATCTACTTCAGGGCCGATGTTTACGTCGGTAAAGTTGGTTAGCTCAGTACGCCCGATAAAACCAAACAAGCCATTCTTTTCTCGATAGACAGTGTAGCTTTCGGCGTTAGCCGCAGCCGTCCACGATATTGTATTATCGGGGCTAGCGTGGCCGTTCGTGATTTTAATAAACATAGGAAACACAGAACCGCCAGATGAGTACGTTGTGTAGCTACTCGTGTTAACATTAGCTCCCGTACTATCGGTAAGTTCAAAGGTGGCGCTGCCTTTGTTAGAAACCTTAAAAACTTGATCATTGACCTCGACCATACCTACTACGCCGCTAATGTAGACATCGTCGCCGTTTACAAGGCCGTGAGACCCGGAGGTTGTAACCACGCCCGGATCTGCCTTTGTTATGCCGCTAATGCCGCTGCCCACGGCCGGAGCCGTACCGCGCAGGCTCTCTTCTCCGCTGTCTATGTTTGTTGCGGTAACAACATATCGATCTGTCTCTGACCCGCCGCTGTTTACTGTAACGGCCAACGCAGTAGGAAACGCTTGCTCCGGCTTAAAATCTATTTCCGTGATCGTCCACACGTCGTGATCAGATCTGGCAATATCTTGGGGGGCATAGTCCGGGTGTGTGATAGTTAAGACGTCGGCAGACTGAACGTATTGCAATTCAAAAATGTCAGCAGCAGTGTATGGAGTTGTCAGCTCAAACACTTTTTGCGCTGTGCCTGCAGATCCGTAAGTCGTAAACGCAGTGCTGTTTATGTTAGCGCCAGCATAATCAGTCAGCGCAAACGTGTTAGTAGTTACGCTGGCAACCCTGAAAAACCTGCCGTTAAGTTCTGTCATGCCAACCACGCCAGTGATAAACACGTCGTCACCGTTGCTAAATCCGTGGCTGTTGGCCGTAATTACAGCAGGGCTGGCTTTAGTTGCCGCACTAATAGTTTTTGCGCTGCCTGTAAGAACCTGACCCCCGTCCTTGTAGACGCGCATATACAGGTTGCCAAATTCTAAGATGTAGGTTTGTGTGGTGTTGAACTCGAACGGAATAAGACGGACGGCCGTAGACGGCGTCTTTGCTGGGGAAATAAACTCTAAACCCGGCCTGTTAGTCAGCCCTCCGTGAACTTGCACAAAGAAGTTCTCAGCCTTGTACACAGAGGATTTGTATTTATCGATGTCAACGCGGGCAGCAATGGCGTCGCTGACTTCACCCCCTGATAAGTTGGACTGAACAACCTTAGTCATTACACTCTCGCCCTAATCCAATCTGCATCAGGCAACGAAGGCTCTATACCTTCATTCGAGTCACTGGCCCACGCGCTGTTTATAACCGCGCTGGCTTGTTGAAACAAAAAGTCAGCAATGCTGTTGTCGCCTGTTAAAGGCATTGCCATGCGCGCACCTAAAACATAAGAAAACGCCATAACAAACTCAGGGTCGTAATCAGCAGTGTCTTCGGCGCGGAACGTGTAAAATATCTGCGGCGTCTCTTCGTTACTTAGCATAACGCGAGTGCTGTCAGCGTTGCGGGCGACCTCAAACTTAATCTTAGGCTGATCGTCGCCTAATGGATTAACAATACCTAACAGTCTGATGCAGTCCGTTGGGTAGGTGTACATATACGTCCAATTGCCCGGAACGGTGCCGGACAACTCCGCAGGAGACGTGTATTTAGTAGCAAACGCCCACGGGTGCTGGCGCAACAAAGCATCCCGCGTATCGTCATACAGCAGGTTAACCTGCTCAGCCTCTGGCGTTGCTTCGGTAATGTCGCTTATGTCGTAGCGGTCACCGACGTGCTGCAAAGCCAGCTTGGCAATTTGTACCTTGCTAGCCATCTGAACTTATTCCTCAGACTTAGCAGCAGCACGCTTGCGCTTAGGCTTAGCAGCTTCTTCGACAATTTCGATGCCAGATGTAGGCAGAACAATATCGTCGCTAATGTCGTACTCGATACCAGTGCGATACCGACGGTTGTTGTCAAAAAAATCAGTGTGAAAAATAACTTTAGGCATAGCGTAGTCCCTTCAATAAAGAATGGTGGGGGCAGCTTAGCCCCCACCAAACAACTTAGTTAGTTGCGTCAGGCAACGCGGTCCAGCCTACGGGGTCGTAGGTTAGGAAGGCATTGATCTTGCCTGCTGTCAAAGCCGCAGTTGCGGTTGTAGTAGCAATGCCGAGGAACCGCTCGTAGGTTCCAATAGGCAGGGCAACAACAGCAACTGTGTAACCGGCAACTAACGTAGCCTTTGCAATAGCTCCAGACGCAAAGTGCTGCGTAGCCGTTCCGTCAACTGCGATAGCAGCCGCTGCGTCAGACAACAGTTTAAAATCAACAGTGGCAGACCCACCCGAAGTTACCGCAGTGTCCACTTGGATCACGAGGTAAATTGGCTGGCCGTTACCAATGTCAGAAGTTGTAGAGCCAAGGTCAATAACATCGCCAACAAGGTCGGTGTCAGTTCCCGAGGTGTCGAGTGCGGTGGCATCCGCAAATTCAAGCCGTTCGTCCATAATCATGGGATAATCCTTTCTATATGGATGAGTTAGGAGACAGTCGCTTCGTTGCCACGAAGGGCATCGCAACGACGGATCGGGATACCACCCCATGAGGTCTGCATTGTGCCGCCAACCATATCGACAGACAGGGTGGAGTTTTCAACTGCAGAGGACGTTTGCCTGCGAAGGAAAGACAGGACAGATTTGTCCATGTACCACGAGCAACGGCCCGCAGTAGTGCTTGGCAGCTCAGTCCATGCCTGATGCATCAGGTCATTGAGGTTAGCGCCTGACGCTGCATTAAACGTCAAAGCAGAACGATCAATGTTGGCAATACGAACTGCGTAACGCCAATCACGAACAGACAGACCAACGTCCCAACGGTAATGCGTGCGGAACGCTTGCATACGACCGTTAGACCCATCAGCGTTTTCAAGAGTAACTTCGCCCAGATCCCGCTGTTGAATACCTGCTTTTGATCCTTTGGGAATAATACCGTGGCAGGTATTTGGTCCCCAGCAAATCAGCCAGATAGACGCGTTGTCAGAGCCTGACCCGCCGCCATTAATGATGTTGTCACCATTCTCAGCAGACAGTGAGTTGTACCGAGCCGACAGGCCAGTAAACTCTTCAGGTGCCGTGCTTTCATCGCCATAGAACAGCGTAGACGCAAACTCTTGGTTCATGCCTTCGATGTGCGGACGATCTTCCTGAAGACGGAATGCAGCAGGGTTACCCGCCATCTCAACAAGGGCTTTATCGACTTCGGAGTAGTCCTCCATCATCCCTGTGTTGTCCGTCACCTGAACTGCGCGGCTCTTCGTCGGCTGTACGCCACCGTAGAGTTTGCGCCACGTTGGAGTAGGCAGACCAGAACGGATAGAAGTCCGGTGGCCTGTAGTGAGGTTGCCCTCAAGGAACGTCATGTCCAAGAGGATTTCGTTGGTGGCGTTGAGAATTTCTACAACGTCAGCAATAGACCCGTCGGGATCGGTAACCTTTGCAAGGTCAGCGAGCGTCGGGTTAGTTACGCTAAGAGTAGCCATAAGAGTTTCTCCTTAGTTGGCTGCGAACATAGTGGGATACATCTTCTCCAAACTATCTCGGCCTTCAACTTTAGTGTCTCCGGTGACGAGATCGCTTTCAGAGATGGCGCGTCCCACACGATAAAAGAGGCGAATTACCTCCGGGTGGTTCCCTAAGCCAAGCCCGTCAGGGTTGTCAGCAGAGGGGGCGTCAATCAGCTTAGCCAGTTGCGGGCTACCGAAAGTGTCGATGGCCTGCTTTGCCAGCCCAAGGTTCGCGTCGAGTTCTTCCCCGCCGAGTTCCTTGTCAGCCTTCGTCTCTTCAGCCCAATCAGCAATACGCTCACTGAACTGTGTAGACATCTCCTCCAGTGCTGCCGCACTGCGTTCGATGTCGTATTCCACAAGCTGCTGAAATTGTTTCTGACTAAGTCCTAGATCCTTGGCGGTTTCGCCAAAGCCCTCGATCTTACTCGGATCTACTTCAACACCTTCTGGTGGCTCAAACTCGTACTTTTCAGGTACGGCGTTGTCGCCTTCTCCTTCTCCCTCGTCACCCGA